CGACGTAGCTGCTGTTGTTGTTTCCAGCAACGGTGCTGCTCCCGAGTCCCGCGTCTTTGGCGATAGGGTGACCATCCCTGAGTTCGAGGTTGTTTCTAACCCGACCGTCCGCATTGCTGAGGTCAAGCGTCGTCGCTTCAACGTGATCGATCGTGCCCAGCAGAAGGCTCGTCAGGAGATCCAGGCTCAGGAAGATGCCAACGTCTTCTCTGCCCTCACGTTCGCTGGTGACAGCGCGCTTGGTGGCGAGAATGCTGCGGTTGACCTTGCTCCCGGTGGCGTTGGCACGGCCCTTGAGAAGGACGGCCTTGTTAACCTTAAGAGACAGATTGATCGTTGGGACCTAGTTACTTCTAAGTACTTCCTCAACATCAATGAGTTCACCGACATTCTCACCTGGGAATCTGCCGGTGGTGCAAACTCACAGGTCGATCCTGTCACTCAGCGTGAGCTTCTACAGACCGGTCTTTACGGACACGTCTTCGGTGCCGATATTATCGTCTCCAAGGTTGTTCCTGTAAACCGTGGCTTTGCTACCGCTGATCCCGAGTTCGTTGGTGTGATGCCTGTCCGTCAGGACATTGAGGTTCTTCCCGCTGACGAGCCCAAGCAGCTTAAGCTTGGCTGGGTTGTTAACGAGATCATCGGCGTTGGCATTGTCAACCCCCGTGGTGTTGCGACGGGTACTACTACAGTAACCCCGTAATGCTAAGCTGAGATAATCTCAAGCTAAGGGCGCAGTAGAAATACTGCGCCCTTTTTATATTATTATATAGTATAATAATGAAGCATTATGAATCCAAATAAATTAAAAAGCAGAACAAAATTTATTGAAGGCAAGCCTCTAAAAAATAGAGCGCAAGTTAAAACTATGTCTAGGCGCGATATGAGTAAGATTAGCCCAGAGACAATGGTTGACCCAGAAGATAAATTTGAAACATTTTTTGATTACGAAGAAGAGTTGTCCGGCATGAAATCTTCTGCGGAGCAATTTCAAACCATGATTGAAGATGATATATCTATGGAGATGGAGGAAATAGAAGAACCTTCTCCAGATGAATATCAGGAAGATTTAGAAGATACAGAAGAATATGAGCCCAGTTTTTTAATAATGGAAGAGGCTGATCCAATTATTTTGGAGGATGAAGAGGAAAAAATAGCTAATAATTCTGGTAATAATAAAGGTTCTTTTGTATTCATTCAATGTGAGTTTATAAAGGACGATGGAAATAGGTGCAAAAAGCAAGCTCCAAAGGGCTCCACAATATGCTCCGTCCATAAAAAGTTTTTAAAAAGGAATAAAAATGAATCAGTATGAAACATCAGACTTAGCCTTAGCGGCCTATTTAAATATAAAGGGCCTAAGGCTTATCAGCGCAGAAAGGCTGGATTCTGGAAGGTTTAGATTTGTTTTAGATGATTCAGGTAAAAAAGCCGAGTCATTAGCTATAGAGTTTTTTAGTAGTGAGTTTTGCGAGTACGACAATAAGATTAGATCATTAAAAAAACTACTATATTCAAAATAAGGGAGAATTAAAATGGAAATGGTATCTACCGGGACGATAATGCTGGGAGATGATGTAGAGTTTGATTTTTCCGATGCAGAACTTGTTGGACTAAACATCCTTCTTAAGTACCTTAAGGCTAGAGTTAGATCAGACGGCAAAAAGCCGGTCAGAGATGAGTATGGCGCATTTGTGTACGACGGCTATGGCGAACTTGTCCTTGAGGATTGTAACGTTTTCTCTGATGAGGTTTTAGCCTGCTTTCTTTGCTCGGCCTTATCTGAATTCAATATGATTCCATTCTTTACATCATATTCATTTGCTGATGAAATTATTTACAAAACTTTTTCTCATGCTATCGTTGAGGGCGCTACAATTCTGGCCCTTTCCTCGCAGGCTCTGGTAGAAAAGGGAAGAGACTTTACTATTTCTGACGGAGGCATCTCTTACCAGCCTCCTACTCTGGGCGATTTCCTTGGGACCACTTACAATAACTTTTTGTCTTCATATAGAGAAAGACTCAAGTTTATAAAGAACTCCATAAGACCTGGCCCAACTTCATTTGGAACTTACACAAACCTAAGCTCTGGTGCTCCGGCTTTCACGAGGCTGCGCCACTTAAGGTCAAGAAGGATAGTTTAATGAGAGAGCCGGAAAACTGCAAGATAACTTACTGTGGGTATGCGAAACCTATAAATTCAGAAGAAGTTTCTTTTGAGATAATGGGCTTGCAGGCTTTAATCAAAAAAGCAGAATACAGAATAGCTGAGCTAAAACAAACAGAGTATCTTGCAAAAATAGCAATAGAAAGAAATGTTGAAAACATAACCGATCTTTTTGGAGATGAGTAGTGTTTATCGTAAGAGCAAAAAAGAAAGAAAAAAATCTTTTGCAAAAAATAATGCTCTTATCCAAGATAAGAACCGAATTAATTAACGATAGTATTGCAAAAGATATATGCAAAGAAAATGATATAGATGAAGAGTTTTTATCTGGAGTGCCAATAACATTTGACGAATTAGATGTATCTGCAAAAACAATTAATTCTGAGATTATTCTAAATATAAAGTTAATGGAAAAATCTTTTGATATAATCATGAGATATGTTATTCATGAATTAGTTCATGCGATTCAGCACTCTGAAAGAAATGGTAAAAGTAAAAAAGAAGATGAATCTGCAGATTATTTAGATAAAGAATCAGAGATAGAGGCTTTTCAAAAACAAGTTCTTTACGAGTCAGAAGTTAATGGCGAAGAATCAGCCGAAAAGTATGTTGACGGCCTTCTTGATTACCATGATATTGAAGGAAAAGAGGGCGAGGAAAAGAAAAGGGAGCTTATGGAAGAGGTTGATTAAAGCTCTACTAATAGACGCAGATAATAAGGAGACCTCTTATGCTATCGCTATCAGGACAATCGCCAGCCGAAGGTGAAAAGCGGGCGGATATAGAATCGCTTATCGAGTTTAGCATTATTGATGATGGAAGCGGTATTGATTTAAATTCACTTATAGTAGAGGTAAGTGGAGCAAGAGCTATTGAGGGCTCAACATTTAAGGATGGCTATGACGGAACTTTTTCCGGCATCTACCTTGAGGGAGTTGTGCTTTCTATCGTTATAGACAAAGAAACACCCTTTGATCAGGGGCAAACAGTCCTCGTAAAAATACAGGTGAAAAATTTAGATGGTGATTTTTCTAATTTAGAATATGTATTTAAAACAACTTCTCCTGAGCCATATCTTGATATAATCTCTCCTGAGAACAAAGCTTTGGTACAATCTGACCAAGTTGTCTTTTTTGAGTTCTCAGATGAAATTGATGATGTAAATCTTTCTTCTATAAACATACTAATAAATGATCTTCCGGCGGTTACGGGTGGAATATTTGAGCCTAACTATTCCGGCGTATCTTCATCATTAAAAAAGACAATAAACGGGGCAACTGTAAGAATTGAGCCGATAGAATCTTTTAGAGATGGATTTTACAAGCTATTTTATTCAGTTAGCGATCTAAATGGCAATACGCTAACTGGAACTTCTTTGTTTACAGTTGACTTGCCCCAGGTTATTTTGCCATCTACATTCCCTCAGGTTGACTTTGAGGGCTTTGCCCAGGGCATCAGAAGGGTAGCGAACGTCGGCAACGGAGACTCTCTCGCAGTAACTTGGCACAAGCCTATATCCAGATCATATAAGGGCGATTCTTATGCGCTTATATATGAAAATGAATCAAGACTAAATATATTTGATACACAAGCAAAGTATATAGCCACAAGTGAAGTTACCTCATTTCTTGCAACCGGTTTAGAAACCGGAAAAACAATGTGCTATGCAGTTAGGGGATTAGAGACTTTCAAGGAAACTGTCGATCTAACAGGAATGGAAGAGGTTGACGAAGGAGTTTATCTTATACCGGCTCCGACGCAAATAACTTCACAGGTTTTAGAAAATGACACAATTATTGATGTTATTTCAACCGAAGGATTTCCTGCGGCAGGAGTTCTGATTTTAAATTCGAATGAAGTTATTAGATACACCGCCAAGACCGATACATCATTTTTGATTCCAACAAATGGTCGTGGCCTAAACGGAACAACTCAAAACATATATCTTTCTGGCGACTCGGTGGAAATATTCTTTGGCTGTCAAGACCAAAACACAGTTATAGCAATGTCTACCCCAACTTACTCTGATGGATATCAGAGCGATAGAGAAATAGAGGGTGTCGGCCTTGTTGTAACAGATTACGAGGATAATGACAGGAAGTTTTTTCAAGGATTTGATTTTTGCGGTTATCACCAAGCAATTCCGCAAGATATATTCCAGGGCAAAAATGACTGTGGCAGCTACCTTGGTGGCGAATTTAACGGAACAAGGGGTATGAATCTTTTCGATAGAATGCTAAATAGAGAAGAGGTCCTGCTTGACCAAGTTGGTGAGCCAGTAATTTTGCTTAAAAGAATTTGGAATGGCCAAACCTGTAGTTGCGCAGACTCAAGAAGAATGCATCCGAAAGTTAGGTCTTGCAAAAAATGCTTTGGAACCGGTTACGTCGGAGGCTATCAGCAATACGATTATTTAAGAAGGGCAGACAGAAGGTTGATGGTGATGTTTGGGGATACTATGGAAGATCTAAAGCTCACCTCTCAATCTCATCTTGAGCAAGATTATAAACCTAATTGTTGGACTCTTCCGAATCCTGCAATTAGAGATAGAGATTTGTTAGTTAGGTTTGATTTTAATAACGATATTGAGTTTATATATGAAGTTTTAAATATAACCAAAGATAAACTGTTTTATAGACATTATACAAGGCAAAGATTGTCACTGCAAAGAATGGATAAGACAGATATCATCTATACGATCCCTTGGGAACGTAAATTTTAGGAGATCAAATGTTTTGGATTAAAAACACTTCCGGCAAGCCTGACGCAATGTTAACTTTTGCTTTCATGTCATTTTCTGTTGTTACTTTAAATATTCTTTTATCTACTTTTGGAAGAATTTCATTTAATGGATTTGAAATAGGCTTTGCATCAATGGAAGCAACATCAATGACCGCTTATCTTGCGGCAACCTTTACTGCTTATGTAACCAGAAGGTGGACAGACGCAAAGCACAGCGCGACAGGCGAAGAGAACTCAAAGGAGTAAGTATGCTTGAGTGGTTAAAGAAAATTTGGGAAAGTTTTAGTTTAAAAATAAAAGTTATTGCCGCTGCAATAGCTGGATTATTTGGATTTTTTGCCATAATTTTTATAAGCAAAAAAATTAATGCTAAACAAATTCTGGATCTAGAGCTTAAGAATCTAGAAGAAAGAATAAAGCTAAAACAAACTGAAGAAGATATTTCTGAAAATAAAACCGAATTAATAGAGCTAGAGAAAAAAGCTAGTATAATAAAGAAAGAAATAGAAGATATTAATTCTGGTAAAAAATCTGAATTTGTAACGAAAGAAGAGTTGGATAACTTTTTTAATAGCAGAGGCTTTTAATGATTAGTAAAATAAATAATTTAATTCATTATATTAATGATAAAGATTCTATTTTTCACAAGAAACTAGTCGCTATTGCAGGAAAGTTATCCGACCCCTTCTATTCAATGGAAATAGATTTAAAAGAGTTAAAGTCTATTACGGACCCAGACTTGGCTGATAAAGATATAAAAATACCTGAGGTAAAGATAGAGTTATGATGAATTTTATAAATTATTTATTTTCTTTCATTATTTGTTGCAGCCTAATCTTATCTCCATGCGCTTATGCTGGAGAAATAGTTTCTGCCGGTACAGAGCTGCCAGAAGAATCATATGTATTTACAATAGAAGAAGCTACCGAGCTAATGCAAAGGCTTCAAGAGCTTGAGCAAAAAGAAAAAGAGCTTGAAAAGTATAAAGAGCTTGAGCAAGTTAGGGTGCAGCAGATAGATCTATTTAAGCTAAATGAAGAGTTCTACTCGGTACAGATAGATAGATATAAAGAAATAGATCTGACTAATCAGAAGATTATTGAAAAATATCAACGCAGGGATAAACTTAATGGGCTCGAAAAAGCAGGGTTCTTCCTACTTGGAGTAGGTCTTGCATTTGGCTCTATTTCTGCTGCAAATGCAATTGTTGCAAATCAGAATGCTGCTTTTGCTAATTTTTAATTATAGATAAATAATTGGAATTTATAAATGGCGAAGTCAAATTACCCAGATAAGCTGGATACA